CTCCAGCCCAAGGCTGAAGCCACCGATGCCGCTGAACAGATCAAGCACTCTGAGCATGGTCATCTCCAAATAAAAAAGCCGGGGAGACGCGGGAGGACATCTCCCCGGCAGTTGGGACGCGGCGGCAAAAGTAGGGAGGAAAAACCGCGTCCGGGAAGAGGGGTTAAGCAGCGTTCAATACTTTTTTGCGACTGCGTTTATTTTGCGAGGCGATGTAATCACTCACTAATTTGCAGGCTTCTCGAGGATGAATGTTGAACCACTCTCCACGGACCTTGTGATTATTCATTTTTTCATGGACGCCAGCTTCAATTCTGTGCAACCGCACATAGTCAATCGGATAGGACGCATGAAGCACCATCAAGAATGGACTTGATGTTTGTATTTCAGACAATCGTCTTAATAAATTCACGGTCTTCCCAATCTTGACCATTTCAAGATTTTCGTAAGAGCCAATAATGTATATCCATCCGGTCATCTGTCTCTCCTTTGGTTGCCGGGGCGCGTGGCCCCGGCGGTGTTTCGTTAGTCGTCGAGTCTGCTTAAAAACATCCCGCTGGCCTTAAGCGATGCTATTGTTTCGTGGAAGCCCGTTGACATGTAGCCGTACCAGCGCCTGTCGCCGTTGGCGTAGTCGACGCCATACATCCACTCAACACCTCCAAGTGGCGCGTTTCGAAAGAAGCGAGTGCGCCGACCGAAAGCAGCGCCGTTATCGTGGTAAATATCTTTATCGTATGCCATTATCGTTCCTCCGTGGTTGCCGGGGCGCGTGGCCCCGGCGGTGTGGTTACTGTGCGGGGATGATGATGCGCGAGCGGTGGACGCGGCGGATCAAGCCGCCGAAATCGCCGTCCTTGCGGATCTGAATGGTGTCAACGTAATCGTGCGCATCTGTGAAGCGCGCCCATGCTGGCGCTGTGAACAGCGTGTCAGGGTCTTTGATAAGGACGCGGGTGTTAAAGCCGTTGGCGGGTTTCTCTGTAATCATGGTCTTTCCTCCGTTATGCCGGGTCCGTTGCTGCCCGGTATGACCCAACACTAACGCCGGTTTTATCCCTTGTAAATATCTTTTTTCAGGTGGTGCAATAATTGTCGGCTGGCGTCCTGCGCGCCCTTGCCGACAATCACCGTGTGGCCGATGCTTTCAAGGTATCGGATCACCTCTTTCTGATCCTTGGAAAGCCGCCCGCCTTGCGTGCGTTTCATCTCCACCCAGACGCTCCACTCAGGCACAAACAGATCGGGAATGCCCCGCACAACACCCTCGGCCTTGAGCCTCTTGCCAACGCTTACAGATCGGTGTTCGCCATTCGGAATGGCAAAGATTAACACGCGCGGAAAGTGATGCCGAAACCAGTGAACAAATCCGCTCTGTTCTTGATGCTCAGAAGGGAGGAAATTGGTCGATTTCTTCACAGCCATGTAGTTGGACCTCCTCTGGCACTACGTCGCGCCATTTTGTGCAATATTTTCCATCATACAGGTTCATGCAGTCCTTACATGAAGTCCTCAAGGATGGCATCGACGCGCTGCCGCTCTGCTTCTGCTGCACGATCTTCCTCCTTGGGCTTGTAATCCAACTGCATGATCTGGTGGAACTTACCATCGGGCCTCACCTTGATCCGGCTCGGCTGGTTCCAGGCGTCGCATTCGGCCATCGCCTCGGCAGTCGTATCAGCCGTGGCACCCAGCGCGCTTTTCCGCGCGTAGTATCGGCTGGCAGCATAGCCGCCGTGATCTGGGCAAAGCCATTCGCTGACAATTGTCAAACCGCAGCGATACGTCACCCGCACGCTGTCGGGCTTTCCGGGCTTCTTCCACTTTTGATAGGTCACATCATCAACATGCAGCCACTCGGCCTTGGCATCCTTTGACAGCAGCGCGCCCTCGTATGCCTCCTTGCCGTGGTTCGGCTCTGGCGCTGGCCAGTCATAACCGCATCCCGGACAAGTTCTGACCGCTGTATAACACAGCATTTCGCACTGCGGGCATTCCTTGACCGGCGCATCGCCTTCGCCGCTGCCGCCCTTGCGGTTGGGGTTCACCGCATCAATAAAACCATGCCGCGCCACATTCCCACCATAGTCCAAGATCAAGCAGTTTTCCTTGCCCTCCGCAATGCGCGTGCCGCGCCCAACGATCTGCACATAGAGGCCCGTGCTTTCGGTTGCCCGCACAATCGCCACGAGATCAACGGTCGGCACATCAAACCCTGTCGTCAGCACGTTGCAATTCACAAGCGCGCGAATCTCGCCCCGCCGGAATTGGTCGATCTTGGCCGCGCGTTCCTTCATGCCATCCGCGCCGGTCACTACTGCCACACTATGCCCCTCGGCCCGGATGCCATCCGCCAGCATTTCAGCATGAGCAATGCCGCTGCCAAAGATCAGCCAAGACTTTCTGTCCCGCCCGAGGTCGCAAACCTCGGCAACGGTCGCCGCCACCAGTTCAGGATCGGACGCAGCCGCTGCCAGTTCGCTTTCGATAAACTCTCCGCCGCGCTTGCCGACATTCGTCAAGTCGATCTTTTTGGCCCCGCCTTTCGAGATGACCGGAGACAAATAGCCTTGGTCCATCAACTGGCCCACCGGAATGTCGTATGCGATGCCGTCAAACAGCGCTTCATCGCCTTCGTGCAACATCCCGCTGTCCAGGCGGTATGGCGTGGCCGTCAAGCCCACCACCTTCACAGCCGGGTTGGCAGTGTGCAGGTCATCAAGAAAACTGCCATACCGCGTGTTGGTGTTTTTCGGCACCATGTGCGCCTCGTCGATCAGCACAAGATCGGGCGGCGGAACCATATCAAAGGCCCGCTTCCAGACGCTCTGGATGCCTGCAAAGGTGATCGGCTGGTCTAGCCGCTTTTGCCCGAGGCTGGCACTGTAAAAACCGATTTGTGCTTGCGGATACATCTTCAGCAGCCCTTGCGCGCCTTGTTCCAAAAGCTCCTTGACGTGCGTCAGGATCAACACCCGCGTGCCAGGGAAGTCCATCGCATCCTTCACAAGCTGGGCGATGATTGCCGTCTTGCCCGATCCGGTCGGCGCTACAATCAAAGGGTTATCGCCGCTCTTGCTGGCCCAATAATCATAGAGGCCATCAATGGCCGCGCGCTGGTAAGGTCTCAGTTCAAAGGTCATTCCACCATTCTCGCGTCAAAAAGCTGTTGGCTGTTGCGCTCGTTGACGATCGCCTCTCCATCCTCATCGTGATATTCCACCCGATCCGCATCGCCGGAAATTACTTCCCAGCCCTTCGGCATTATCTGCGGAATAAACAGATGCTCCTTGCATGGATCTTGGACCATATGCCCCCGCGCACAACTCCATGTGCCATCGCGTTCCGGTGTGGAATGCGCGCAAGTGCGGCAATGCACTTCCGGTATCTTGCAGCCGTGGCAAATCGCCCAGTATGGGCAAAACTTGCAGCGCCAATCGCTTGGCTCTTCGCTCAATCGTGGCGGAGGGTTTTCGGCAAATACAATATTGTCAGCCTTCGCAAGCAGCATCATGCCCTCGGCGGGATCGGCTTTGACCCGTTCGCCGTAGATCGCATCCGTTTCTTTGCAAACCGCAAAGAAATAGCACCGATCCAATTTAGCCAAGTGCATACCAACCTGGCACTGCGCCCAATAGATGGGCTGCGCTTTCTGTAGCCCCATGTTTTGCAGCGCCTTAAAATTCTTTGTGTTCATCGTTTTGAACTCCAACGTATGCGGCACGCTGCTTTCTGGAAAGCCCTCTCCAACACCATCAAGGCTCAGGGCAAAGTGACCGCCGCACGCCTCAAAACGCACTTGCTTTCCTGTCTCTGGGTCGCGCTCCCAGACCGTCACACCAATATCGCGCAGGTTCCGCACGATGCGATCTTCCTCGCGGTCGCCGGTCTCAAACAGCCGCAGCATTCTGCCTTCAAACTTTGGCGTCCAGGCCCACCGGAATTGATACCAAAGCGCGCGGCTGCATTCCCGCCCGATCTGGCTTCCGCCCAAATGCGGACGATGCTCGTTTTTTCGCTTGGACTGATAATGCGCAAAAATCCGCCTAATCGTCTCGGGCGTTGTGTGTTGCTCCAGGTTCATTCAATCACCTCCATTCACTCAGTGATGGGGCGGCGCACCGCCCCACTGCTGAATCAACGCTTCCAAGGTGGCGTGGACGCCCCAGCCGCAGGCGCAGACGCGCCGCCAGAGGCCGCAGGAGCCGCAGCCCCGCCGCTGCATGGCTCGTACCCCTTGATCTCGTTTGATGGGCCATACTGGCCATCTCCGGGCTTCACAGCCACCTTCGCCATTATCGGCTTGTTCAGCAGGTCAGAACTGTGGCGAGGCGTCATGACACCAACACCCCGGCAGATGGCCGACAAGGTGCGCTGGGCGATCTCAACCGCCGTGCTGTTGGGGTTGTTCAGGTTCAGCCGTTCAATCAGCTTGCGCCCCTGATGCTGCCCCTCAATCACCTCGGCGCTCATTTGCAGATAGCTGCCTGTCTGCGCCTTGGTTGGCCTTTCCTCGGCCTCGGTGAAAACCACCTTGTACCAGCCAGCCGGAAGCGGTTCATAGGCAGTGTTCGGTTCCACCTCGTTTGCGTTAAATCCATTCAGGTCCATGTTGGGTCTCCTTACTTCATTACCCATTGCTCAAAGGGGTTGCCGCCGTCGAATGTAAACGGCAGCGGATCGGTGATGTTAAAGCGGTTTTTAGTGACAGAGGCCGCTTGCGGGTGGCAGATTATTTCTCGCTCGCCCGTGCTGATCGCGCGCTTCTTGTCGCCGCTGCCTTCGCGCGTGAAGGTCTTGAGCCGCACCATGCAAACCGCATCCACGTTGTCGGTGTAGTGCGGCAGGCTCTTTTTGTGCAAGCGCACCGAATAACGGGTGTATTGGTCCATGTCGGGCAGGTCCATCGTTTCAGTGTCGGCGTGGCCGATAAACACGACATTCATCCCCTTTTCGTAGGCCAGCGCACCCGCCCACTCTCGTATCTGCCGGTGCATCTCGCTGGCGGTGGAATATCCAGCCCCATATCCGCCGCCTGCCTGATTGATACTCTTGGCCTTTGGATCGGCCTGCACGATCTCATGTTCAATTATCGTCGCCAGTTGCGTGATGCTGTCGATCACCAGCGTCTTGAAATCGTGATCCTGCGTAGCCAGCGCCTCTATGGCGTCCAAAACATCCCTGGTGCTGGTGGCCAGTGGAAACAGATGCACGTTGTCATTGCCTTGAAGGCTCTGCGTGCCGTCCTCCGTCCTGATGATGACAGGCTTCGGAAACATCGCGGCCAGCGTTGTTTTGCCCGTCCCGCCCTCGCCAAACAGCGTCACGATGATCGGACGCTGCCCGCTTGGCGTTGTGAGTTGTGAAAGGTTAATGGCCATTCCGCTTCTCCATTTCTTCGCGTTCAACCTCCGCGATCTTGATTGCAAATTCCAAGGCAGCGATTGCCGCCTTGGATTCTTCAACGGTGAAGTGTTCCATCTGGACCTTGCGTTTGCCGTCATCCGTCAGTGACGCAACGCCGATCTGGACGCCGCCGGTCTGTTCATCGCAGCGAACAACGAAGTCCTGACCGTCATCTCCCTCAATGCGAATAATCATTGCACCCGCTCCACCTTGACGCCGATCTTTCCCGGCCTGGTTTCAAATGCCTCTGCGACTTTGGCCCACATATCCGGCTCGTTATTAGCCAGCCATTTCATGCCAGCCGCATCAGCTTCGATCTTTACCTTGATCGGGTGCAGGGCTGTTGGGATGCGGTCCTTGACCATTTCCCACTTGCGCAGATCAACCTTGCGGCTAATGGGCTGCGTCAGCGTGACCTTGTGGCATTCTGTCTTATGTGTGATTGCGCCTTCCGGCTTTGTATCGAAAGCGGCTGTGATCTGCGCTTCGATCTCATGGCGCATTGCCTGCGCCTTTTGCTCTGCTGCTTTCGCGTCAAGCCAATCGGCCAAAAGGCCGTCAATGTTGCTCATCTCGCAACTCCTTTTCTACTTCCAACAGGATTGACGATAAAAGATGTCTTGCGTAAATGTAAAGCTGATTTTTACACCAAGAAGGAAAAAACATGCAAACGAATGATCTGATGCCCTTGGAAACCATCCAGCGCAAGCTGGAGGATCGCCGCTTGCCGCTTGTTGCAAAGCGCGCGGGCCTATCCCACCCGACAGTCAAGCGGGTGGCCAATGGCGATCTAAACATCACGCTCAACACATGGCGTGCGCTGTCGGAGTATTTCAGGGAGGATTAACCTTCCCTGATCCACCGATGAATGATGGCAGGGCGTCCGCGCCCGCCTTCAGGCTGTTGTTGCAGCCGCTCAATGGGGAAGTCATCGCACACCATGGCCAGAACGCCATCGCGCTCATGCTTCTTGAGATTTCCCAGCTTCGGAACCTGCTTAATCAACTCGTTGATCTTCAAGCCAGCCGTTCCCGATTTCTCAATCGCCTGCGCAACCTTCTTTCGGATCTCATCCGTACCGCCCTCGGAGATGTTCACTTGCATCGCGTCCAGCGTCTGACGCAGGTAATAATCAACATAATCTATCGCCCATTGCGCGGCGATCTCGTTGATCTCCCGCTCCCCCATGCTGTGCGCCACAATCAGGCTCAGGCGCATGGCAATCTCGCGGGATCGGTTCATCATGTCAGCCAGCGATAGGTGGTCCATCGCATTCTGCCGGTCAGTGATCGTCTGTTCGTAGTCCCGGAACAGCCCGTGCGCCGCCCGACTGAACGGCACCACTACCGGCTCTGGCGGGAACTCATGGCCGTTGTCCGTCAGGTCGCCAGCATCGTCAGACACCGCCGCCGCTGTGGCTCGCGCCCATGCAATCACGCTCTCGGACACGTCAACCTGATCGGGGACGCGGCTCAGTTCCCTTGGCCGCTTGCTTTCCACAATCAGCAGGCGGTTCAGAAAACCGCTCGCCACGTCCTTCGATCCAATCGCGTCATAAAAGGTCTCGGGCGTTGTCATGCCGATCAGCGTGATTGATGGGGATCGCACCTCCACCTTCATCGCCTTTTTCTGCGTGTCGTTCAGGCTCAGGGTCGCATAGCCCAGATTGCGAAGCGTCTTTGTCTGTCGCCCGAATGCTTCCATCAGCATCACCATCGCATCGGCACGGTGCTGATTGCCCTTCGCCGCCGCGCTTTGGAGGTACGAACCAAACTCATCA